CGTCTGAAGAAACTGAGTATTCTGCTTGACCAGAAACTAAAGCATTTTCATCTAATTCTACTTTCCATAAATGAATGCCTCTATTACCCCACTCAGCAAACAATAGATTTAAAGAAGTTCTTGCAGATTTTAAATCATAACCTGAGTTTGTTCTTATGTTACATCTTTGATACCCTTCTTGAATAATATCATCAATATTTAAATTAAATGCTGTTGTTCCTGAAGTTCCCATTATAAAATATCCTTATAGTAATCTGCCATGCCACCTTTACTTTTTTTAGCAATTTTCTCTAATGTAACTGCTTGTGCTGCATGTGCTTTAGATGCTTTTTTTAATTTGTTAGCAACTTTTTGAATACCACCTTTAGAGTTTAATTTTACTCTTTGTTTTCCCTTACCAAATTTCTTATCAAACATTGCTGTGGCTTTATCTTTTTGATTTTTAATATAATTAACTAATGCTCTTCTAGATTTTCTCATAATTCTAGTAGCATCTTTTCGTCCAGCTTTTCTAGATTTTCTTAAAACATACTGAGTCATATCAAATAATTCACTTGATTTAGCTCTTTGAATATCTAGTTTTTTTAATGCTGTAATTTCTTTTTTATCTATTCCAGTTCTTTTTTTTATTTCTGGATCATAAACTTTATTAATTTTCTCTATAATTTTTTTTCTAGCTTTTCTAAATGGTTGAGATCTTACAGCAGCCTTGATACCTGTTTTAAGTAAACCTCCAGCTAATTTTTTTTCAACTTTAAATACCATACCTACTGGTTTGATAGTTACAGATTTACCTTTTTTCATACCAGGTAATTTAGGTTGTATTCTAATAATTCTTTTACCTTCTTTTTGTTTCATATACCTATCAAACTTTTTATTTTTTCTTCTCATGTTTTGTATGATTCTATTTACAGGTTTATCTATTCTTTCAGCCATTACTTAAATCCTTTCAACATATCACCATAATAACTTTCATAGCTTTTGTTAGATATGTATTTACCGTCTATCTCTGATTTTATGTATGAACCAATATACGGCTCTGGTTGTATTTTTGTACCTGGAGCTTTAGATGTCGTTTCACTAAATTGTGCTCTGCCCATAGCAGCTTTCACAACTTTCTTCTCAACACCTTTTATTGTGCCTTTATTCTTAGAGGCATAGAATACAGCTTTACCTTCTTTTTCACCATATTGATCTTTCATAGATCTCATTATTTTTTTACCTTTTTTATTTAGTGGCATAATTCTCCTATTTGAGCCAATATTATAACATTTTTAGAGCTTAGTATACAGCCTTACCTAAAGAGCTTTAAAAATTCGATGTTTTCTCTCTCTTCAATATATTTTTCCTCTAACCCAACGAATTCACAATTCCAAGAAATTATAATTTTATCTTCAGATGATTGTAAATGAGGTGCTCTGTGTATTAAAAATGAAGGAAAAAATAAAATGTCCCCTTCATTTGCATCTAAGCTAAAACGTTTGTTTAAATTATCAGGATATAAAAACTGAGTGTAACAACTCTTATGATCTGTTGGTAATTTTAGATAATAAACTCCAGTATAATTATCTCCATGAATATGCCAATTATGAACACTATTTTTAACATATTTTTGAAACCATATTTGTTTTATGGTTAATCTTTTATATCCCATTTTTTGAGCAAAAACATTCAATTGGCTATAAATTGGTTGTATAAGTTCTTTTACCCAATCCCTCTCTATGTCTTTTGCTATGTTCCAATCAAATTTTTCTATTGAATCATTGATATCGTTAGTATCATTGTGGTTAGTTTTATTAATTTTATCGATAAGAGATTTTTTTAATTTTTCATGATCAAAAAATTTTGTTTGAAAAAGAGGAAATTTTAATTTTAGTTCTTTAATCATAAGAGCTATTCAAGATCAGTGGCATTACCAATAATTGGTTTGTATTTTACTTTGCCATCCTCTCGATATGCTCTCAATAATTGTTTTCTAGGTTTTTCAGATACGTAGCTGCAATGGACCCATCCGCTGTTTGGTTCACCAGGAGTAAAAAACTCGAGTATCATTTGATCCCAATTAAGGTTTGCTTTGATCCAGTCAAAGACCTCAGCGTTGCTTGTGCCCAGACATTCGAAGTCGACCGCCTCAGCCTTGGTATGTTGCGAATTTAATGAACTACCTATCTTTACACACAGCTCAGGGCTACGAAAGCAGCTGGTCACCGTTACCCTGCCGAAGTGGTCACGAACTGGCTGTAGAATATTTTCACAGAGTAATTTTAATTTTTCTATTTGATCTGCGTTAGGATTATTATCTATGCCCAGCCTGATAGCTGTGTCTGATTTAATAAGCTCTGCCAAGCTGAAGTTCCGTGAAAGTTTCATTTTATAAAAGTTTTATATATTGTAACATGACTTTATATAGTTTTGTCAATATCATCTAAGTGCTGCTTTCGGGTACGATACCACATGAGTAAGTCAAGTACAACTGATTATCGTTTATAGAACCACCCATTTCTTCAGTAAAAGTAACGATTAATTCACCACCTGCTTTTACGCATTTATTCCATGTTTCAAATTGCTCTGTAAGTTGCATTGGTGCATCACAACCCCCTGCTACTTTAGAGCAGATATAAAAAATTAAAAAATATTTCATTATTTTAAATGTAATTTCTTGATGGATTTTTCACCCATATAAATTTCTGTTTCAGCTTCGCTGCGTATGCATTTGTAAGATATGTTTGGATTAAAATCTCGTTCTGCTACTCTACGCGCACGTAAACATTCTGCCATTGATTCTTGTATTCTGTGTTCTTTGATCTCTCCATCCCAAAACATCAACAGGGCTATCACAGTTTCTATCATTGTCCGTTACCGTTGTATTTCATCTCTCTGTTTGCATCTTTTAATTTTTCAATGTCTACTAATACTTTATCCATTTGCCCTCGTAAGAATTGTATATTGACTTTGTTTAACGCCATATTTTCTATATGCTTGTTTAACTTATCTGTAGTCTTATAAAGATCTTCGATCATCATGAACTGCTCAGAATCTGCGGGCAATGAACCCAGTTGTCCACGTGGCCATTTAATTCTAAACTCTGTATTTTCTCCAAGATCTTTTTCCATTATTTGTATCTTAGTGTCCGCAATATTAAGACGTTCTAAAATTTGAAAGTAACCCATGGTGCCAAGTGCTACGATAATTATTAAACTAGCAACCGTCTTCATCGGCATTTGTACTGCCGCTTCTTCTGATATATTTAAAGGTTTTTTACTCATTTGTTTTTGGTTTCGGTGGTGGTATTATAATATTTTCAGATTCAATATTCAATGAGCTACCCCCAGGTCTTAAGCACACAGCCAGAAGACACAGCAAAAATATTAAGATTGCTGTGAATTTATAGTTCATAGGAACCTCCTATTTCTTTTTTTTCATTTGATAAAACATTTTATCAGAGTCTTCTGTGACTAATCTAGTATCTTCCGCATCCCAGTAAGTAGTTTGAACTTTATAGTCTGGCCAAGAGCTATCAGTAGTATAACTATTAATGTGCCAGAGAAGACGATTATTAGGCTGAGCTGCATAATTACCGTTATCAAGCTCCAATATATGCGCACACTTATGTTCTTGAGGAATTTCAGAATGTTCAACATCCAATATATTAACGTCTGGATGCGCCCAATCAATCGTAAATAAATATTTACCATGATAGAATTTTTTGTTTAATCCTAAGTATTTTCCCTTTACGCCATCCAACCAATCAAAGCAAGTAATGCTAGGCCAGTAGCTGAAACAGTTCCACAATTCCAACTCGTTCGGCTGCATATCAGGCACTTTGGTTCTATCAAATGATTTTTGGAAAAACGCTGAGATAGGCAATCTCCAATAGCACGCACCGTTGGGTAACATGATGTTAAATAAGAGTGCACGGCCTGAAATACTCGTGAGAGCAAAGATAACACAATCTTCACTTTCTCCATGATGTTTTTTAAAGTCATAAAGATACTCCTTTCTTACTTTACAATATATAGGAGGTAGATTTGCGTTTAAATATGCCATTTAACATTTCCATCTTCTCCTAGCCTGTCTTAGTCTAGAGTTAGGGTTTTTTGCTGCTTTAGGAAACTTTTTCATTTGTCCTAAACTTCTAGCACAAAATGATTTACGTCTCTTTGCGTCTTTTGACCCAGGCTTTACTTTACCCGTAACTGCTGTTTTTAATTTTGAACCAGGATTTGCTCTTCTATAAGCAGCAACTCCTGCTTTTGTCATTCCAGCACCTGCTTTAGTAGGTCTAAAATTCTTTTTATTTCGAGCTGGCATAACATCGCCACCTCTTTTAAAAGTTTTTTTAAAAAAAAATCCTTGTTGATCTTCTCCTATTTTAATACCGAATTCTGATTCTACTTCTTGTGAGGGTGTACCTGGTACAAAATTATCTTTTAGTTTTAGTCTTCTAATTGTTATACTAGGTTTTAATTTACTTTTTTTACCTATTTGTTTGAGGTCATCACCTGTAAAACCAGTTTTAGGTATAAATTCTTTCATACCACTATCTATTTCAATTCTGGTTAATTTATTAGCCATGCCTCAAACCTTATTACAATAAAAAATTAAGCATCAAAATAAACAGTTACCGAATTGCAACTCACTTCTGAAAAACTTACAAAGGCACCATTTTTATAAAGGATTCCATCTTGTGGAATGTTAATAGTGCTTATATCTCCTTCAGTTGCAGTTGTTCTAACCGTTAGTAATGAAGTTCCAGAAATACTTTGGTTTCTTACCTCAACACTTCCTATCGCTCCACCTGAACCTACGTTTGCTTGTCTTACTCTTGTTCTACCTGCGAAGATGCTTCCAAAAACATCAGCTGTCATTCCTAAAGAAACGTTAGCTGCAGGTTGTGCGCTCACTGTTGCAGAAGTTATTGTTAGAAAAGCACCTGTAGTTCCAGACGTAGTTGTTGCTGAACCTGGTAATGTTATTACTTCAGTAAGAGCATCTCCATTTTCATCTGTCCCAACAATAGTTATCGTTTTGCCACCATCACTTGAACCCGTTGTAGTAGCTGTAATTTTTCTGGCTGTGTTAGTGCCAAAAGAAGTTTTTGCTAAAGTAAACGTAGTCGTAGGTTGAGCAGCAGCGGCAACAAAAGTTCCAGATGAAGCATTCGTGTCTATAAAGGTTTTGGATTTTACGTCACCCATGTACATTTTTTTTTCTCCTATGTTTGTGGCTCCCGAAGGAGCCACTAGTTATTTATTATTGTGTATCAAAAGGTGTTGCAATTTGTCCAGCACTAACTAGCTGTCCTTCAACAGCGTATAAGTTAGCTGCAATTGCAGTAAATTTAATTCTTGAACCTTTTAAACCACCAGTCGTAGCACTACCAGCCTCACCATTTAAATTAACTTCATTGTTGGCTGCTGCTGGAATAAATTGTTTACCAGCTGTAGACGCATCAATACCAAGTGTAACAGCACCGACAAATTTGTCAGCTGTGTTAGCAGTCTTGATAGTTCCTGTGAAATTATCAATAAAAAGAATTTCAAAAGTAGTTCCAATTGTATTTGCGTTATTTGGATCACTTCCTGGTCCTGCAGAAGCAGAGTCAGCAGTTGAAATTATTGAAGGTATCGTGATTGCAGTTGGTGTTCCAGCAGGATCCATTGTTACTAGTCTTCCTGCATGGTCAGCAACAGTTAGATCCGTTGCTAAAGTGACAGCTTTCACTGCGCTTGGTCCTAAATTAATAAAACCATTTTTTGATCGGACTGGTCCGTCAAATGTAGTATTTGCCATAATATTCTCCTTTGTATAGCGTTAATTTTTGTAGTCTCTATACCGTCTGCCTAGTCAGTCTACAAAATAATTATTTCCTAGGTCTTTTTATTATACATAAAAAAAGGGGCGATGTGAACACCGCCCCTTTTAAGTAATACTAGTTGTATTATCTATTAACTAGTTGGTAAATTTCCGTTACCAAATACACATCTTGGATCAGAAAATCCAAAAGAGTATCTTTCTCTAGCTTTAAATCTTACGTTTCCAGTATCGAAGTCTCCTTCCATTGCCGTTTTGATTGGTGATCTAACGAACATTTTGAATCCGTTAGGTACATCAGTCAATAAGAAGTAAGAGTCAGTATCAGTTAAAAAGTTATTAATTACATAACCTTCTGGTACCATACCCATGCTTCTAACAGCATTGATGTCATTATCAGCAGTTCCTGTTCTCATAGGTGACTTCATTAGTCTCTCAGCAGTAAATTGTAATTCTTTTGGAATTATCATTTTTCTACCTTGAGTTGCTATTTTAAGTCCTCTTTCATCTACGAACCCAGCAATGTCAATTAATGACTGCTCAAGTGAAGTTTCGTTAAGATCTGCAGCTGTAGCAAGAACATTTGAAAAAGTTCCGCCCGTTGCAAGTGGGTGAGCGTTTCCAATTAAGGATTCACCGTCACCACCTGTTACAGTTGCAACTTGTGCATTGTTCAATACGTTTGCAGCTTTAACTTGCTTCGTATTTGCCATAGATCTTGCAAGAGCTCTTGTGTATCTTGCAGCTAATCTATCGTATAGGTTATCTTCGATTGCTTCCTCAGTGATTGAGAATGCTAACGCGATTGTTTCGTGAGTGTATCTAGAAGTGAAAGTTTCACCTGCTTGATCAAACACTACTCCAGCA